TCTCCTGATCGGTCATCTTATCAATTGTCTTCATCATCCTCATCCTCCGATATCGTTATAGCCTTTGTAAACTTTTGTTTATAGACCTCACTCATAAGACAGGCAAAAGCCCTATCATCCATACTAGCCATAGTATTGGCCTCTACCGTCAGATCCATCTCGATGTTCTTTACCGAGATTTCATAGTTATCATCATCTTCTTTATAGAAAATGACTTTACCACCATACTCGAAACCATCATCTTCGATCTTAACCATATCGATGATCTTCTCCAATTCCTTTACAAACTCACTCTTTTTCATATGTGTAATTTTTATGTGTCTACAAAAGTAGACATTTTGTTTTTGAATTAAATTAAATAAACATTATTAATAGTTAATATCATCCTTTCTCCTATCATTCATGTTTAGGTATATAATTACCTTATTATATTTTGGTAATTATATACTTTCACATATTGCCTATCCATCAGCCACCCGTAAGGACTGCCACCAAACTCCCTGTCCATCCGCTCCGCCGCCCCGATGATCGCCTTTCGATTCCCGAACGAGAGCCACGAAGTAATGAGCCCACTGACCTCCGCGTCCCGCCCGGAATACCGCCTTGGGAACTGGACGGGGTCGCCGGCAATAAAGTCGGCGGTTTCGTATTTGTCCGCCATGCATTTCGGCATGTCTACAAATTTGTCATTCATTGTTTATCCCTTCATTTGTTCGCATGCCAATCTTTCAAGTTCCGGTGTAACGTTGGTATTCATTATGCCTTTCAAGCAAGGGCATTGTCGCCAGACTATATCATAAATCTTTGACAATTCAATCAAAGCCTCATTGTTTGATTCAACTGTCATAATCCAATTGTCCGGCGATATCTCTATCTCCCTGCATGGTATTTCTTTCTTGCCTTTTGGCATATATC